GCCCTCACGCATCCCCTGTTGCAGCAAGCCGTTGATCCCGCTGCCCGTTGTTTGCATTATCTCTTGGGCAAACTGCATCATGTAATCGTCAAACCACTGCTCGGCAAAAAGGCTGCGCACGTTGAATTGTACGCCAAACTCGGCGTTCCAAGCATTGCCTTGGTCTACGATCACTCCCTCAATCGCAGGCAGAAACGCTTCCCGCCACTCGTCGCCCTGGTTGCCTAAGAACCGCATCCACTCCGTGTCCACGGTCTGCCAGTCTATCGTGGCCTTCTGCGCGTAGGCTGTGCTTTTCGCTTTGTTAAGGATCGCCAACAACCCGCGCCGCTCGCGCTCAAATTGCTGTACTGCCAGTTCGCCGAACCGTTCCTCCCAAGACTGCGCGACGCGGTCAACGCGCTTCCATATCTGGTACTTGGCTTCTGGCGTCAGTCCCTTGGCCGCGCCAGGGGGCGGGGTGCTTTTTTTGCCCCTTCCTCCTCGCGCTCATCTTCCTCTGCTTCGGCTGCGCCAGTAGCTCCGCCGTCTTCTGGTTGCGGTGGCGGCGGAAGGGCCGGAGTAGTGCCTGGCGGTAGCGCTGGGGTAGCGCCCATAGAACCTGTTGCCATCATACCCAGCGGCACGTAGCTTCTATCGCCTCCCGGTATCGCTTCCACATCCAGGCCAGCCGTCGCCAGTGCCACGTCTGCTGGAACGCCCATCTGCCACAGTTGGTGCGCGGCCCCGGCCAGCGCGGGGACATCGGTGCGCAAAGCGGGCACGCCGCTGAAATCGTAGGCCACAAAAGACCCATCGTCGCCCTGCAAGTAGTATTGGTATTCCGTCTCGAACATTCGCAGTTCTGGAATCATCGTGTCTTCCCAGAACGTGCGGCGCGCAGTTTCATAGTTACTGTACGTGCTGCGCTCTAATCCTAATCGTGTGCCAATTAGAATGCCCGGCACACCGAACGGGCCTAGCATACGGCTTTCGTCGCGGGCGTCGATGTTATGGAACGACATCTCCTCAAAGGTAGGCGTGAGACGTTGATAGTCCATCACGTTGTCCAGGATACCAATTTCGTCCCAGTTTGACCACCCGCCGTATACCTCGCTCCACCGCTCTCGGATGCGGGCGATGGTAGCCTCATCCAGCGGCGTGCTAGACTTCAATATACCCGGCTGCATCGTGCCTTGCTCAAAGAACTTTTTCAGGTAGCGCGTGGCGTCGTTGTCCACGTCAGCGCTGTAGGCCATTGCCGACATAGGCGACTGGCCGTAGCCCATCCCCTCCAGCGGGTCCAGGGGATTAGGATACTTGACATGCGCCATGTCCTGCGGCAGGATCGGCAAGCCTTCACGCAGGCCCGACTTGCCCTCTGGCACGTAAACATAACCGATGACAGAACGCTTGCCCTTGCGACCAGGAATGATGAACACGCGGTCGGGGCGCAGGCCGTACATCGCTTCTGGCAAACCACCGCCTTGCGGCCTGTCCATCAAGACAAAGGCGTTGCCCGCAATGTTCAGGTACGCCTCACCCTGGCCCTGAAATTCTGAAAGTGATTGGTGGGGGTTAGGGCGCGCCGCCAGTTTTGACAGGGGATGGTCTTCTGGCAATGGGTCGGGATTGTCTACATCGCCAATGTAGGCCCGCAACGGTACTTGTGATGCGCTGCGCACCTTGTACATGATGGCACTATAGATAATGGAGTTGATATTGAATCCCTCAGTGGCGTAGGTCTGGTAGTCTACCAGTTGCCACTGAAGCTGGCCCGTGCGCCAGTCGGGCCAGATGAACGGGGCGGCTTTGTGCTCGTCGGGCATTCCCCGCTGCAAGGCGCGACGGGGAGGCAGGCCCCAGCGCAGGACGCGCCAGGCGTTGGCGGCGCGTTGGCGGATGCTAGGGCGCGGCGGCATTCAGTGCCTCTGTTGGAGGCATTGAATTGCCGCAGGTTCTCGGATCGTGGATGAAATACATTATGCCTATTCTACCCTAAACGGCAGATTCTGCAAGTCGGCTTGCCCCGCACCCATCGACCCCATCCCAGCACTTGTACAGGCCCAGGCTTGTGGGCCAGGTGCGGCCACAGTAGCGGCATTGCCAAGTGGTCGCAACAACTGGCACGGCGTGCCAATTAGTCGGGCCGTTAGCCTCAATGGGAACGGCGTGACCATCATTAAAATATGCCGCTGTAGCATAGGCAGCGCCCATGTATGATGTACTGACAGAGGCACTATATGGCAAGCCGTTGCCCCGCCCAGCCGCGCCGACAGTATTTACCCATTTCCCTCGGACGCGATCAGAAATTGGAATACTGGATTTCAATGCCCCTGTATCAACGAGACTGGCTTTCTTGCTTGGTGTAATGACCATTATGTGCCCTGGTTCATCAAGGCCCAGCTGCGACCATGCTTTCTTGATTCGCGCCAGTGCCTTGTCGCTCACCCTCATACTTGACACAATAGTCATTTTATGCAAACCCCACCACGCCCGCCTCCGCAAACGTCAGGCACAGCGCATCGGCCCGATCCGGCGACCGTTTCAAGAGCGCTCTCATTGTGTCCTTGTCCATCACCTTGACTTTTCCCCCCTTGACTGAGTACGCCGGCGCAGCCAGCTCCTCCAGCAACGCCTCATCTGGCGGCAGCATCGCGCCGGGATCTGTGCGCAGCCATTCTCTACACATCCACCACAATTGGTCGCGCAGTTGTGCAAACTCACCTTCCTCCGTGGTACGTGTTGGCTTGCTACCGACCATGACTTTCCAGGCACTACATCCCTTGCGCATCATATACGGTGCAACGCCAGCACCGACGCCCGTGCCGTCCACGTTGGCTTTGTCCGCATCGCGCTCTGCATACAGCGCCGCTGCTCGGTCTCCAGTAGCAATAACATCCACGCCACCCCACGTCACCAACGGGGCCACCCAGCCGCCGTGCCGGAAACAAGCGGCATTGGCATCGCCGCCGAGGTCGGCCACATCCAGGCCCATGACCGGTGGCGCTCCTATCGGCGGGGCCGTGCCATGCTGGGCCGCGTAAGCATCCCAGCGTGCGCGGGCCGCTGAAAGCCACGAGCGGCTTATTAGCTGATTCGCGCCCGCCGTCGGGTACTGACCGAAGACCATGTACCACAAGGCTGGGTTCGTGACTCTGCGCCAGCCCGCAGGCAGGGGCGGGTACATCTGGCCGTTCGGCGCTTCTGCTGTTTCGCCCACCAAGAAGCTGGGAACTTCAAAACATTCATCGTCTGGCTTCTCCCCATCGACCAGTGGGCTAGACCACAAGTTCATGCGAGCCACGACCTTAGCCCGCGTCACCGCCCCCGGTGCCTTGCCGTCCGCGCCACTGCGCACGTTGGGGTGGTCCAGCGCTGACAGCGTGACAATATTCGCCAGCTTGTCCCGCTCCTTGATCCACACTGGGCCAGACTGGTTGCGCGGATTGTACATAATCAGCAAGCGTGCGTCCCCGCCCGACATACAGGACTCGATGCCCCGATATACCTCTTCAGGCACAGCGTCGCCCTCGTCTACAATGAACAAGATGTGTGGCGCATGCTTTCCAGCGAACTTGGCTTCCCGCTGCGCTTCTGTGCCGCTAGTTGGAATAGCAACGCCAGTCACGAAGGAGCGGGGCGATCGCTCTATATGCATCGTCCTGACCGCCTGCTCTGCGAACAAGTCAGGGTGGGCTTGCACGATAGAGCCAATTTCCCCCCATAGCAACCGTCGCAGGTTGCTCATCGGCGGGGCGGCGGTGGTGTACACCTGCGCGTCGTCGTGCATCAAGTAGAACCACACTGCAACGCGGGCCGCACCGTGGGTCTTGCCGAAGGCGTTGCAGGAGCGCACGATGGTGACGGGGTAGTCACGCACCGACTCCATCACAGTTTCGATTTCGGCGGCGTACCACTCGCCCAGTTCATCGCGCCCAAAGGCTACGGGATCGGCGCGGTATTTAGCTTGTAATGTGCTATTGCTGTCCGTGCCTGCCCGCCTGCGCTTTTCTCTTTCAACTTTGGCGAGCATTGGCCATAACGCTGACTGGGTTCTCTCCATTGGCAATGCGGTCAAGTTGCTCATCGGTTAGTTGTGTCACATCTATATTCAAGTTCTGGCTCTGGCTATGCAGTGGGGCATCTAGCCCTAGCAATTTGGCCCGTCGCGCCATGATGCGCAAGGTGCGATCAACAACCTGAAGATCACCTACCCGCGCCTGCGGCCACAGAGACAGAAACAAGGCATCAAGACGCTCTGCCTCTAATATGCGCAATTCCCTGGCATTCCCCTCTCCTAGCTTTGCCAAGTCACGGATGGCCTTCGTAACGTCACGATGCGCCTGTTGGTGTGATACCCCCAACTGCTGCCCAATTTGACGATATGACGCCCCAGCCTTGCGCAATTCCAGCGCATCATTCCGCCGTTGCGCTGCGCGTGCCCTTGCTCCCTTGCGATTCCCCTGCTTGGCCATGTCACATACTTATTGTCACGTTATGTTATGTGTTTCTGCCGTTCTGGCGTCAGCTTCGTGCGGCGGCCTGCGATCATCGTGCCTCATCTCCAAGAGCGGACGGGTGGGATTTGAACCCCCTGACTCCTGGCTGGTCGCCAGGCGCGTTTACCGGCTTCGCCTCGCCCGCACGTTGGTCGTTATACTTTTCGCCTCGATACATCCCCGCACCCATCTCCCAGATGCGGCTATATGGAATCTCTGGCACGGTTAACCGTTGGCGGCAGGAT